GAGAATCGAGACGGACAGGCGCTTCCGGCAGGGCTGGGAACGGGCGACCCTGTTCTGGAAGGCGGCCGCGGAAGGGGAGCAGAATGGATGAAAACACACACGTCTGCCTGTTCAGCGGCATCGGCGGGTTCAGCCTCGCCGCCGAATCCTGCGGCCTGCGAACCGTCGTCAGCCTCACGCTCGCCAAGAACGTGACCGCGAGTGCTAACGAGAAAGGTGAGCGACCGGGATGAGCGCGCCAATGACATCCGATTGCAACGTGGACGTGCCCGCGCTCATCCCCGTTCGCTCCAGCGACTGTTCGGCGTCACGGTCGAATTTATGCGGTGATAGCTCAAATGCAGAGCTTCCCCTATTCCAAGGGGATGATGGCGGCTCGCACCCGACCTCACCGCTCCAATTCCGAATCCGTCCAATCCGAAACGATACGGCGGAGCAATGGGTGGTGAAATGGCACTATTCCCACCGAATCCCGACTGGCAAAAACATCTGCTTCGGCCTCTATGCTGGCAACGAACTCTATGCCGTCATCGTGTATGGAATTGGCGTGAATCCATATCAGGCAAAATTCCTTGGTGTCGAGCGTGTGCTGGAAATCAAACGGATGTGCCGCAGCGAACCTGCTCGCAAAGAATATCCCCTGTCGCGCTTCATCGCGCTCACGTCGAAGATGGCGGCAAAGGAATACCCGTATGACTGCCTCATCGCGTTCGCCGACCCAGAACAAGGACACGAGGGCACAGTCTATCGTGCCAGCGGCTTCGTAATGCACGGGATGACAAATGCCGAGTGGCATCTGGAGGATGAGGAAGGCTCGAAGCGTCATCGCCGAGTTGCCTTCCGTCACGCCCGCCGCAACGGGAAAACCATCGCGGAAAGCCGCGAGGAACTGAAACTAAAGCGCGTCCAGACCGCTCCAAAGTATCGTTGGATACGGATGGCGCGAGTGACGCATAACGAGAAAGGTGAGCGACCGGAATGAGCGCGCCAGAGACAACCGATTGCAACCATGACGCTGCCCGCGCTCATCCGGGTTCGCTGCACCGTCTGGTTATGCCGTCCAGCCCCCAACCTTACTTCGATGAGGATGGAATCACACTCTATCATGGCGACTGTCTCGACATCATGCGCGGCATGGCAAACAGCTTCGACGCGATAATCACCGACCCGCCCTACTGCTCCGGCGGCTACCTCGAAGCACAAAAGACCGGCGCGAAAGCGCAAGGGCTGCGCGGCGCAACGGTGGCGGCTGACGACTTCACTTGGTTCGTGAATGACAACATGAGCACGCAGGGGTTGATGTGGCTGCTACGAAATCTCGTCGGCGAGTGCCGCCGCGTGCTGAAACCAAATCGCTCCATGTTCATCTTCACTGACTGGCGCATGATGGCCGCGCTCACGCCCGCGATGGAATCGGCGGGCGTGCGATACCGCAACACGCTGATATGGGACAAAGGCAACGCTGGCCTCGGTGTGGGCTTCAAACCGGCCTACGAAGTCATCTTGGAGTTCTCGAAAGGGCAAACGGAATACTATCGCAAGGACGGCCAAAACCTCCTGCGCGTGCCGCGCGTCCACGCGGCTGAGAAGGAACACGGAGCGCAAAAACCCGTGAAGCTGCTGCAACAAATCATGCAACAGGTGATGCCGCCGGATGGCTGCGTCCTCGACCCATTCAGCGGTAGCGGGACAACCCTGCTGGCCGCAAAAGAACTCGGCTACCGAGCCGTAGGAATCGAGTGCGAGGAATCGCACTGTGAAACAATAGCCCGCCGGATGTCGCAAGGCGTCCTCTGGCGGCATAACAGTTAATGGGCGTCCCATTTCTGGCACAGGAACAACTATGACAATCACAGACCATCAAAAGGTCGAGCTTGCTATGCGCCGGGCGCTCGCCGCGGTGGACTTGAGCAGGCGCAGTGGCGCGTCGCTCACCAAGTTTGAATATAACCCGGCATGATGCAGACTATCCTCAGTATGAAAACGGGTATTGAAGCCGGGCGCATCGTTCCGGTGACTGACTTCGACTTCGACGCCATTGATCCCGCGCCCGTGCCGATGCGCGACCCGCATCTTGCCGACGCCTACGCTCGCGTCGTTGGCTGGATCACGGAAGCGCGCGGGGCAAGGGAGACGGTCAACCGCGCCCATGCAGTCGCATGGGCTCTGAACCCGATTGATACCGTCAGGGGATACGCGACGACGCACCGCCTGAACCTGGCCAACTTCCACGCGGCCACGGGCCGACTCCGGCGGGACTTAGGGCTGGGTAGTGGCCGAAGACCGTAGGTTCTTTCCAGACAGCCACTTCTGCGGGTGTCAAAGCCCCACTCAAAACCTAGTGACAGACCAGCCCCTAAAACCGCAGCCAGCCACGGCGTCGGAAGGTGTCAGGGGCGGCCCTGAAGCGTCGGCCATCCGCCCCGCGCTCAAAGCGCATTTGGACATTGCGACGCGCGAGGAAAAGCTTGCCGAGTTCACCGGCCTCTCGACCCGCTGGCTGCGCGACCTTGCGGCGCGAGGATTCTTTCCGGCCCCGGCCAAGAGCCTTTACAACGTCGCCGACACATTGCAGGGGCTGTTCAAATTCTATCGGCACGCGGCGGCCCAGAAGTCCGGCCTCGCAGGGAGCGAGAAGGAACGGAAGCTGCGCGCCGAGCGGCGGCTGATCGAGTTGAAGCTGGCCCGGCTCGCCGGCCATAGCCTCGACGCCGCCGAGGTTGAGCGTGTCTGGCAGGGCATCATCCTTGCCGCTAGGCAGAAACTACTCAGCCTCCCGAGCAAAGTGTCGCCGCGACTGCCATTCTGTAAAAGCGAGGCCGAGATGCAGGTCGAGCTTGAGAAGGAGATCGACGAAGTGCTCAGTGAGCTTGCGCGGCCCGCGCACTACAAGTTGCCCGACGATGAAACGCCTCCGCCAGACGACGCTCCAAACCCTGAACCTATGGCGACCGCCGCCGAGGGTTGACGTGGCTCAATGGAGCGACGCGAACCGATACCTCGCGCGCGGGACTTCCGCGGAGCCGGGCAAGTATCGGAGCGACCGCCTACCCTACCAACGCGAGCCGATGGAAGGCTTCACCGACCCGCAGAACGGCGGGACGGTTCTGATGATCGCCAAGCAACTCGGCAAGACGGAGATGCTCAACAACGCCATCGGCTATTTCATGGACGCCGACCCATCGCCGATGCTCGTGGTCTATCCGACACTTGAGGCGGCTAAGATATGGAGCCGGAAGAAACTCGCGCGGATGATTTCCGAGACGCCCTGTTTGAAGGGCAAGGTCAAAGACCCGCGCGCGCGGGATTCGCGCAACACAACTCTGAGCAAGGAGTTCCCAGGCGGCGACATCACCATCGCCGGAGCTAACTCGTCGGCCACGCTGCGTTCGCAGTCGCGGCGGGTGGTGATTCAGGACGAGATTGACGACTTCCCGGCGAGTGCGGGAACGGAAGGCGACCCGTGCCTGCTCGCCGACGGGCGCGCTGAGAACTTTCACAACGCCGTTTTCATCAAAGCCAGCACCCCGACGGACAAGGGCACGTCGCGCATCGAGCGGGAATTTCTGGATTCAGACTGCCGCTATTGGTTTGTGCCATGCCCGCGCTGTTCCACGTTCCAGACCTTGAAATGGGCGCAGGTGAGTTGGCCGGAGAACGCGCCCGAGGAGGCGACCTATACGTGCGAGAAATGCGCGGCGAAGCTGACCGACTACGAGCGCGTCCGCATGGTGCTTGCGGGCGAGTGGCGAGCCACCGTCGCGCATCGTCGCAAGCGCGGCTATCACCTGAACGGGCTCTATCGCGTCATGGGCAAGAAGCGCGGCTTCGCCACGTTCCTGCACGAGTTCGTCGTCGGCCATCTCGACGCGAAGGACAAGGGCGACGAAGGCATGAAGTTCTGGACGAACACATTCCTTGCCGAATCATGGGAACCGCCAGCGGAAAAGATGGAAACGAGGTCAATCATGGAACGCATCGAGGAATATGGCGGCGACGATTCGCTTGACCCCATCGTGCCGCGCTACGCGCTCGCGCTCACCGCGGCGGTGGACGTTCAGGCGAACCGGCTCGAAATGCTCGTGGAAGGCTGGGGCTTGAAGGATGAGTGCTGGGCGATTGAGACGCGCCGCATCATGGGCGACCCCGCTCGCGAGGATGTATGGAACACGCTCGCCGACTTGCTGGCCCGAACTTACAAACACGAACTCGGCGGAGTCCTGAAGATAGACCGCTGCGCGATAGACACGGGCTACAAGACCGACGAAGTTTGCTCGTTCGTGAGAACGCACTCGCCTCAATGCGTAGCCATCAAGGGCAGCAACATTCCCGGTGCGATGCTATTCCAAGTCTCGCCGCGCCCAAACAAGCGCGGCATCCGTATTTACATTGTAGGGAACACCGCGAAGGACACTGTATTCTCCCGGTTGAAGATCGAGGCTCCCGGCCCCCGTTACATCCACTACCCGCGCGGGTTCGGTTTCGAGAAGGACTTCTTCGAGCAGCTGACAGCCGAGCAGGTGCGGACGGTGTTCGTGAAGGGATTTCCTCGTCGCGAGTGGCACTTGCCCGCGGGCCGACGCAACGAAGCCCTCGACCTTTCCGTCTATAACTTAGCCGCATGGGAGATTCACAAGTATCATCACCGCCCCAATCTTGAACGCATCGCGAAAGAATTGGAGAAGGCGCGCGAGGACGCTCTTGCGGCGCGCGAACCCGCTAAACCCGAACCGGCCAAGCCTCCCGTCGTGAAGCCGTCCCCCTTCGCTCCGCGCGCCCGTCCGCCGCGCGGCGGATTCGCAACAAGCTGGAAACGCTAAAGGATAACACCCAGGCGCATTTGTAGAATGGCCGCCGACATTCCCTCGCGGGAACCCGAATCCTTTGTCGCAGGAGACACGCTCCGCTGGACCCGCAGCATTACCGACTACACACCCGCCGATGGATGGGCGATTTCCTACTCGCTCCGGCAGTCCGGCGGAACCGTGATCAACATCACCGGCTCGACACTGAACGGCGATCACTACGTGAACGTCGCCGCCGCGACGACGGCAGGCTATGGAACCGGGCTCTGGCAGGCGGAGGGCTACGTCACCAAGAGCGCGACCAGCGAGCGCGTGACCGTGTTCAACGGCACGATCCACATCCTACCGAATCTAGCGACTCAGACCAGCAGCTACGACGGGCGCACCCACGCTAAGAAGGTGCTCGACGCGATTGAATCCGTCCAACTCGCCGAGGCTTCCAAGACGCTCGTCCAATGGAGCGGCCTCGAACTCTCCATCTCCCGAATGTCCCTCCTCGACCGTGCCAAGCTGCGCGACCGCTACCTTGTCGAATACCGGCAAGAGCAACAGGCGGAGCGCGTCGCGCGCGGACTCGGCACGGGCCGCAACGTCCTTGTCCGCTTTGACCGCCCGTGAAACTCCTCGATTCCATCGCCGCGCGCTTAGGATACGCGCGCAAACTGCAACGAGCCCGCAGCTTTGACGCCGCGCGCGTGAACCGGCTCACCGGCGACTGGCAGGCGCAGCAAACCAGCGCGGACGCTGAACTCTTTGGCTCATTGCGCGTCCTTCGCGGACGCTCGCGCGACTTGGAGCGGAACAACGACTACGCCCGCCGCTATTTCAAAGCCCTTGAGCAGAACGTGCTCGGCTCCACGGGCATCGGCCTTCAGATGAAGGTGCGCGATTTCAACGGCTCATTCGACCGCGTCGCCAACGAGCGGATCGAGTCCGCATGGTATCGATGGGGCGAGAAGGGCGTTTGCACCATAGACGGCCTCCATTCATGGCAGGACGCGCAACGCCTGATCCTGAGAAGCACGGCCCGCGACGGCGCGGTCCTCCTTCGAAAGATGAAGGGCGCGCGGGTCAACGCCTACGGCTTCGCGTTGCAACTGCTGGAGATTGACCATCTCGACCTCGACTATCAGCAACCTCAAGGTCCGAACCCGGTCCGGTTCGGCGTCGAGTATGAATCCGCCAGCTTCAAACCCGTCGCCTATTGGATTCTCACGCGACACCCCGGCGACCTGAACGGCATCGTCACAGGCCAGCGGCGCGTTCGCGTCCCGGCTTCCGAGATCATCCACATATTCCTCCCAGACCGTGTCGGCCAGACGACCGGCTACCCGTGGCTCGTCTCCGCCATGACCCGCCTGAATATGCTCGGCGCGTATGAGGAAGCCGAGCTTGTCGCAGCCCGCATCGGCGCGAGCAAGGGCGGATTTTATGAGCACGCCGTCCCCGCCGACTATCAGGGGCCGACCGATTCACAAGGCAACCCCGTTCAAAGCATGGAGCCGGGATCGTTCGAGGATTTGCCAATGGGCACGACGTTCAAGCCCTATGACCCTCAGCACCCGACGCAGGCCTTCCCATTCTTTGTGAAGGCGTGTCTGCGCGGCATCGCGTCTGGCTTGGGCATGAGCTACAACACGCTCGCAAACGACTTGGAAGGGGTGAACTATTCCAGCATCCGGGCCGGACTTCTCGACGAGCGCGAGGAATGGAAGCTCATCCAGAACTGGTTCATCGAGCACGTCTGCATGGCCGTTTTCCCCGAGTGGCTTGAAATGTCGCTCCTCACCGGCGCGGTCAACCTGCCTTTCGCCAAGTTCGACAAGTTCAATGCGCACGAGTGGAAGCCGAGGCGTTGGGGATATGTCAACCCGCTTCAGGACATTCAGGCGCAGATTCTCCAAGTGGAGAAGGGCTTCGCCTCACGCCGCAAGATCATTGCCGAGGGTGGCGGCGACATACAGGACACGTTCCTTGAGCAGTCCGAGGACAAGAAGCTCGCCGACTCCTACGGCCTCAACTTCACGGACGCCGCCTCTGAGGGCGTCGTGGAAACAGAGGAAGCGATTGACCAGGCACGCTCAAAGGATAACACCCAGGCGCATTTGTAGCATGGCTCGCAAGTCAAAGTTTCAAGCCCCGCCGGACGTGTTCCATCGCGAGGCGACGTTTGACCGCTCGGCGGTGAACGAGGAAGCGCGCACAGTCGAGTTGTGTTTCTCATCTGAAACCCCGGTGGAGCGCAGCTTCGGGCTTGAAGTCCTCGACCACGAGCACGCGGACCTCTCGCGCCTCAACGACGGTGGCCCGCTGCTCGTGAATCACAACCCCGACGACGTTGTCGGCGTCGTCGAGTCCGCCCGTGTTGACCCCGACAAACGCGCCCGAGCCGTGGTCCGGTTCGGCAACTCGCAACGGGCAAAGGAAATTTTCCAAGACGTGAAGGACGGCATCAGAAAGGCCGTGTCGGTTGGATACCGACTCGGCGAACTGGTCCGCAAGGAGTCCATCGAGGGCGTGGCCGCCCTCCGGCTCGGCTTCACTCCGTTGGAAGTCTCGATTGTCAGCATACCGGCGGACGCCACAGTCGGCGTTGGCCGCGCTGACACAACCTCAACTCAGCAACCCACTACCATGGCAACTCTCATCACAACCCCCGACCTCGACGAAACCAAGCTGCGCGCCGAAACCCTCAAGGGCGAGCAGAAGCGCACCTCTGAACTGCTCGCGATGGGCAAGCGGTTCAACGCGCTCGACGAGGCGACCGGATTCATCGGCGAAGGCAAGTCCGTTGAGGACTTCCGCGCATGGATTCTGGATAACCGCTTCAACACTACGGCCCAGCCGAAGGTGGACCCGAACATCGGCATGAGCGACAAGGAGAAGGACGGCTTCTCCATCATCCGCGCCATTCGCACGCTCGCCAGCGGCAAGCCGCTCGACGGGCTGGAGCGCGAGGTCAGCGACACCGCCGCCAAGCAATACGGTCGCGCCGTGTCCGGTCTCGGCTTCATCATCCCGCACGACGTGGCGACGCACAAGCGCGCCGACTACACCGTCGGCACGAACTCGGCCGGCGGTTTCACCGTCCAGACCGACGTGCTCGGCGCGAGCCTCATCGAGTTGCTCCGCAACAAGATGGTGGCCGTGAAGCTCGGAGCGCGCACCATGTCCGGCCTCACCGGAAACGTCGCCGTGCCGCGGCAGGCGTCCGGCTCGACCGCTTACTGGCTGTCCGAGACCGGCAGCATCACCGAGAGCGAGGGCACATTCGAGCAGCTCAGCCTCACCCCGCACCGGCTCGGCGCGTATTCGGAGATCAGCAAGACGCTCCTGGCTCAGAGCACGGTGGACATGGAATCGTTCATCCGCAACGACCTGATGACCGTTCTCGCCATCGCGAAGGACACCGCCGCCCTTCAGGGCAGCGGCGCGGCCAACCAGCCCACGGGCATCGTCAACACCACCGGCGTTCCGACCGTGACCTTTGGTGGCGCGGCCACGCTCGCGAAGGTCGTCGCGTTCGAGACCGGCGTGGCCACCGGCAACGCGGACGTGAACGGCATGGCCTATGTCACCACCGCCGCCACGCGCGGCGCGTGGAAGGGCATCCAGAAGGCGACGAACTACCCGGCCTACCTCTGGGACAACGGGCAGGCGTATGGCGAAGGCATGGTCAACGGCTACCGCGCCGTCGTGACCAACTCTGTGAGCGGCGACAAGGTCGTCTTCGGCGACTTCTCGCAACTCATCGTGGCCGATTGGAACGGCATCGACGTGAGCATCAACCCGTATGTCTCCGACATCGCTGGCCTCGTTCGAATCGTGGTTCAGCAATGGACCGACATCGGCGTGCGCCACGCGGCCTCGTTCTGTGTTTCCACCGACTCCGGCGCGCAGTAATCCGCGCTGAACGCATGGGGCGGGCTGGCATGAACTCCGGCCCGCCCCTTTTGGCAAATGGCCCTGAACGATGAAATCCTCAGTGACGTGACGGAGTTCGTCGGCGAGGACTCCGTGACCGTGACCTATGGCGCGAACACGTTCACCGCGCGCAAATCGTATGGCGCGAAAAACAAGGTGGACCTCGAAATCGGCGGTTACATGAGGGACGACGACTTGAACCTAGTCGCCACAGCGACCGCGCTTGGCGCGCTGAACCCACAGCCGCGCGAGCGCGTGACCGTCGCGGGCGTCGTGTATGAAATCACCGAGCGCACCGGCTCGACGCCGTTTGTGTTCATCCGCGCCAACCGCATCCCATGATCGCGACGATCACCATTGACACGCGCCCGTTCTCGCAGGCTCTGGTGCTGCTCGCCAGTGCCGCGCAACGCGCGGAGTCCGACGTGCTGAGGCAGCAGGCAAGACTGCTCGTGAAGGACTGCGCCCGCATGACGCCGCCATGCGGACGTAGCGCGTTGACGGAAAGCTACGCGCAGCAACGGCGCACCGGTTTGAAAGCGTTGGCCCGCGATGTCAAGCGCGTGTTTCAACCGATGGAGAACACCGTCAAAGGGCTGAACACAGCCGAGGCGAACAGCAAGCCTGGTTTCACAGGTGAGCCCGTCGGAACCCGCGCGCTCCGCTACGCCCGCACCGGGCAACTTGATAAATTGAACGAGCTTTTGAAGCACTTCAAATTCCGGCGGCGCGCCGTGAAGGACGCGACCGTGGCCCTATTCAAATCGGCGCGCACCATCTCGCATCGCACGCGAACGATCAACCAGCGGTTCGTTGTCACAAACCCGCGCAGCATCGCGGCGGCGACAAAGGCCGAGGGCGCGGAGATTGGAAAGGCTAAGGCGGGATGGGTTCGCGCCGCTGAAGCACTTGGCGAGAAGTTGCCCAGTTGGATTCTGAAGCATCGCTCGCCGGGGCTCTATGTTCCAAAGCTCACCGGACCCGTCCAGTCCATCACCGTCGGAAACCTTGTGGACTACATTCAGGAAGCGGGCGCGAGCCTCAAAATCATCCAGCGCGGGCTCGACCGGCGCGTGAAGGCGATGCAAGCGACAACCGTGGCGGCCTTCAAGCGGCGTCTCGCCCAGTGGGTATGAGCTACTACGACCTCGAATTTAAGACGGAGACGGCTTTCGCGGCCAAGCTCGCCGCCGCTGCGATCAGCGGCCTGAACATTTACACCGGGCACGACGGCGACGTGAAGGCGTTGCCGTGGGCCGTCATCCACGCAGGGCAGGGCGAGGAGTTCCCGCCCGCGACGGCCAACTACAAGATGAACGTGTCCGTCGAGGTCGCGTCCACATCGAGCGGCACGACGCCAGAGGCGAACCACAAGGCGTTCGTTGGATCGGTGCGCGACGCGATTCTGGTCGAGACATTGCCCGCCGATTTGAGCGCGGCAGTGGCTGACTTCACCTGCCCCGACGCATGGCAAGGAACGGTCGAAAGCAGCGTGAGCGAGGAGCATTTCGTCTCGACACTCAACATGAACATCATCGCGGCGAACGCGGATTTGTAACGCAGGCAACCAACAGAAAGGGCACAACGTATGGCAGTGATCCAAAAAGCACTCGGCGTCTGCTGGGGCGTGGCCGGAACGGGCTTCACCTACACGGGCGCGGCGACGGTTCTCGCCGTCAAGAACAACGGCGAGGACTACAAGCGAAGCGCGGACAAGCACGAAGTCAAGGACGGCAACGGCGAGGTCATCGGGCTGGTGTTCAACAACCAGCAGGAGGAACTCACGCTGCGCGTGTATCCCTACGGATCGACCCTCGCTAACGCGAACACGGCGAACGTGTTGCCCGCCATCGGGGACAAGTTCGTGGTGATTGCGGCGGACGATGCGGAAATCGCTGGGAACTACATCGTCGAGAGTTGCGGGAAGGCCCGCACCATTGACGGTCACGCGACCTTCGACATCACGGTTCGCGCCTACGCCTCAGACTTGAGCGCGACGGTGAGCTAGTCGCGCGTCCTCGCTATGGACGCGGACTTCCTCAACGCGGCGTTGCCCGAGCCCTACACGCTTCTCGGCGTGAGGCTCAGGCCGTTCTGCATCGGGCACGCGCTTCTGCTCGCGCGGCACGGGCTTGACCCGGTGCGCGACACGGGTGGTCTGGTGCTCGCCGTCGTGATCTGCGCCCACCGGCCCGAGGAGTTCGAGCGCGTCGCCTCGTCGCGACTGTTTCGGATCCGCCTCGCATGGTGGCGGCTCAGGCTCGGCAGGTTCGACGTGGTCGAGAAAATCGCATTATTAAACGATTATATGGCCGCCAACACACTCAGCCCGAAGTGCTGGGAGACGGACGGCAAGACGTTCAATCCCGGCGCACCCTTCCTTCAACACCTGAAAATCACGCTGCAATCGCGCCTGAACTATTCGCCGAGCGAGGCGTTGAACGCGCCACTCGGCGCGGCCTTGTGGGACTATTTCTCGTTCTGGGAGGCTGAGGGGCAGGCGGACATCCTCAGCGAACAAGACAAGGCGATGTTCAATCTCGCCGAGACGATGCGCCCGGAACTGGACCGCGTCGCCAAACTGCATTTCAACTGATGCTCTCCCTCATTGTCAGATTGGGCTTCGACGGAAAGGAGTTCGCCAACGGGCTCGCCAAGGCGCGCGCGCAGGCGAACCACTTCGGCGCGGCCATCGGATCGAGCCTAAAGAGCAGGCTCGCGGGGTTCGCCGCCGTTGCCGCCGGGGGCTTTGGGGTTAAAGAGACGATTGACTACGCCAGCAAGGTTCAAGACTTGAGCGAGCGTCTCGGCGTTTCGACGGGAGCCTTGCAAGAATTGGACTTCGCGGCGCGGCTCACCGGCGGCACACTCGACGACTTCTCGA